CTACTTTGTAGGGGTCACCAGCTTCCCCTTTCGGTGCCGAACGTAGTGTTTCGTCATCGTTGCAGTCGAGTGCCCCAGCTGATCCTGGGCCGCTGCAATCCCGTGCGCTTCTTCTTTATCAGTGGCAGCCTTCGCCCGTAGATCCCGGAACTGGAACTGCTTGATCTTCGCCGCAAGGGCAGGGTGCGCAGCGGATGCGGCGGACCGCGCCCGATCGAGAGCTCCGCGAAGTTCTGATCGACTCATCGGCGTGCCGTCCGGCATATTGACCAAACCCATCCCCATCACTTTCCTGCTGCTGATCCGTTCCAGCAGTGCGGCCAATTCTCCCTCCACTGCAATGCGCAGTTTCGCGCCGGTCTTGTTCTGTCGGATCCCGATCGCGCCGTCCTTGATGTCAGCCCGCGTCAGCTTGAGCACGTCCGCCGGGCGCTGGCCTGTCAGGTACGCCAAGTCCATCGCATCGCGCAGCGGTGCTTCCGCGGCGTCGTGCACAGCCCTGTAGACATCGTCTTCGACGTAGACGTCGCGCCCCTTCTCTGAATACCCCTTGATGCCTGCGCATGGGTTCGCCGCGCTGGTGATGCCCTTTGAGCGAGCGAAGTTCCAGATGTGCGAGAACAGGGCCTTCTCTCGATTCGCTCTGACGCTCCCCTCATCCTTGGCGACAGGGAGCGTCGGCTTTCCAGCGGCAGTGCGCACGACGTTGGCGGCCAGCTTGATCTTTATCGTTTCCTGCACGCGCCAGTCCATGTATTGGCGGACATGCACCGGCTGAATCTCGTCCATCGCCACTGGCGGGTCATCGAAAAACTTGAGCAGCCAGGCTAACTCACGGATATTCACCTCCTGCGTGGCGCGCGCCTTCGTGGGCAGCACTTCGCGCTGGTACCGCTCGGCCGCTACTCGGAAAGTCATGGCGTTGCTCACGTCCGTGTCGCCAGCCGTTAGGTCCGCCCATTTTCGAATCGCTTCGATGTAGTCGGTGCCCAAGGCGATTTCCTTGCGCTTTCCATTCACAAAGCCAGCATCGAGGTAATAATACGTCCCGTACTTGCGGCGCCGCACCCGCATGCCAGCGGGAAGGTTCAGGTTCTTTGTCGGCTTGCGGCCCATTATTTATCTCGTTTTCAATACGCGGGGCGTCCAGCCCTTCTTCTGAGGAGCCGGGGCCGCGCCACGGCCCTCTACTGCCGACCTGGTCACGACTGGCCTACCAATCCCGTTGACGAAGAACGGCAGGCCCATCTTCGACAACGCTTCGATCTGCAGCTTAATATAGCTGCGCCCCGTGAGTTGCTTAATTTCCTCTGGGCTCAAAAACGTGCTGGACATCATCGTCCTCCTTTCTCTGCTGCCGCCGATAAGCTGGCGTAGCATTTGCTGTGGAAGGCTACCTTCGCAACTCGCCCGCCACCCGGCACTTGGGCGCGCACGTACCGCTCGCCGGTGTGCACGGTCAGGCCGCAGCCGGCGCACCGGTGCTGGCGCCGCGCGGTGTGCGTGATGCTGTCGAGGATCACCATCCATCCTCCGGTGCGCCGCCGATGATCACGGTGCCGACGTTGCTGCCCGTCAGCGCCTGGCCGAGGACTTTCGTACCGCAGTCCGCGCACCACGCTCCCGCTTCGCCGATTCGCGTCAGCGTGACGACGTGGCGGCAGCCTGGCGCCCCGTGTGCATCGCCGTCGATCGGCATCAGCATGCTGGGCGGCACGTACCATTCCGGCGACTCGACCGGGCAGGGGTGGCGCGGGAACATGACGCTGTAGTCCTCGCCATCGAACGGCGCCACGATTTCGCCAACGGCGCCCATCGGCGGCATATAGCCGTCGGTGCCGACCAGCATCACGAGCTGCCCGAGCTTCATTGCTCATCTCCCGCCAGCACCTTGTCGATGTCGGCGCACAGGCTCACCGCCGGCGCCACGTCCTTCCAGGTCTCCAGCGCGACGCGCGCTTCGCGCAGCAGGCCCATGGCCCGACCCACCCTCGCCCGATCCGCCGCCACCGCATCGCGCTGGCCCTGGCGCATCAACCGCACGACCGCGTCGAGCGTCGCTGACACCGTTTCGTGGTTGTGGCAGTGGGCCTTGCCGATCTTGCGCGTGATCTCAGCGTAGACCGCATTGCCATCGAACAGCACCTCTGGCAGCCCTTCGTCGTCCACCTCAGCAGGGCGAGAAGCAAGGGCGGCACGGCCTTGCCACGCGTCCCACGCATCACGTGTGTACTGCTCGACGTAGAGGCCATGGCCGGCGCTGGTGGTGCGGCGCAAAGACAACTGTTTCGGCCCAGCCCACGCCTCGAATGCTGCGCGCTCGTCCAACTCGGGCGCGGTGCTGGGCGATGGCGGGGTGGCGCGCCGGTTCCAAGACGCGACCACTTCCGCCCGTGTCTCGCCAATCAGCCCGACACAGCCGCTGGTTGGGCATTCGATCGTCCAGCTGCCGGGATGATCGGGGATGCCCGGCACCAGCGCTTGAAGCGCTGGCGAGTGCGAATGGGCGGGATGCTCGTCCAGCATCGCTTGGGCGCCGCAGTGCGCGCACGGCAGCAGCTCGGCACTGCCCTTGTCATGGGATGGGTTAGCCATGGTCGGCTCCTTGAAATTGCAGAAGTCCAGCAAGTTCAGCTTCGCACACAGCCACATGCGAAATATCTGTGTCCTTGAGCTTTCCGCCAACTAGATCGGCAAATGCGCGTTTTAGTAGTGCCGGAGTTGCTGCTGCGATCATGACTTGGTCGCCCTCATTCGACCCGATCATAATTGCGTGCATCAGGGCAGCGGATCCGTTTTTCGAGAATATCGTGCTCATGCCTTTTCTCCCTCTCCCTGGCCGCCGTCGAGCTGGGCGGCGCGATTGATCTTGCGGAGCATTTCGCATGCCTTGTCGCGGAGCGTCCGAAATGCGGGGTCTTCCCCGCCGACGCCTAAGCAACTCTCGAATTCGAGGTAGACCATTTCGAGTTCCGATAACGTGAGAGCGAGCTTGTAAGTTTTCTCCTTCGCCATCACGCACCTCCTTTCGGCGCTTCCGGTGTGCCGGGGGCGCTAGGGGCGGCCTCGTCTTCACTGTCGAGTAGGTCACGCGCTTCACGCCGCGCATCACCATCCAGAACACCGCATTCCATGTCGAGCAGCAGGTTACGTAGCGCCTTGGCGTACTTGCTTTCCAACGAGCCAGGTGCTGCGGCTTGCTGGGCGCGCTCGGCTTCGGCGTAGCCTTGCCAGTCCGGCTCGCGGCCATCGTTGGCGAAGGCGATGGCCGGCGCTTCGGCCTTCGCGGCAAGAGCGGCGGCGTGGTCGAACCTGCACCATGCGCCATCAGCAGCCGGAACCATCCACTCGCGTTGATCGCCGGGCACCAGCTTGTAGCGCGGCAGGCCGTCAATGCTCGCAGCCTGTGCGCCTTGGGACTGAGCGGCGATGCCGGCGACGTAGGCATCGTAAGGCGTGACCGATTGCGGCGGGTTGGCGAACAGCCGGGCGTGCTGCCATTGGTCGAATTGCTCTTGCACGCTGGCCGCCGGTGTGCCGCTCTCTGCATGCTGGGCGGCTGTGGCGTGCTTGTCGAACACTTCGCGTATCTGCTGCATCGACAGGTTTGCGTAGCCTGCCACTTCGCAGATTTCGGCCATGATTTCGTTGCTCGGATAGACGGCTTGCGGCGCTTCGCCCTCTGGCTTGGCGCGGCGAGCAAGGGCGATCAGGGCCAGCACGGCGGCAGGGTTGGCGGCTGCCATGAAGCGCGCATCGTCGTCGCGATAGACCGCGCCGTATGGAGTCTCGCCTTCGTGCACCACGGTCAGCAGGGACAGATTGTCGCGGTCGACAGGGCAGAGGTGGTCAATGCTGCGATCAACGACATGGACGAGGTCCCAGGGGCTCGGCGTTGCCGCGCGCGCCAGCGCTTCCAGGCGGTCGAGGTCCGGCAGTTCAGGGAATGCGGTAGGGGTGGTGGTCATGGTCTATTCCTATGGTCGGTTGTCGGCGCCGCAGTGCTTGCAGTCGTCCATGTATCGTTCGGTGCCGCCGATGAAGCGGCCGCAGCCTTGGCAGTTGATCGTGTCGGGCCGCTTCGGCGCCGGCTTGCGCAGCTCGATGCCGGTGCCGGCCAGCGCCTCGCTACGTTTTACGTACTGCATGTCGACCGCTGGCCGCGTGCGCGCGTCGATGTACGCCTTCGGCCACGGAATGTCGGTGATGCGGCTTTCGTGCTTCGCCACCGCCTCGGCCTTTGTGTACACGTGCGCCTTGCGCATGTCCGTCGTGTAGCCCTTGCCGTCGATCGCCCAGAACAGCATGTCGTTGCCGACATAGTCCCGGCTGTCTTGCAGGTAGTAGAGGTCGTCAGCCACGGTCGCCGCCTTCCTGGCGCGCGTCTGGTGTAGATGCCTGGGCGCCGCAGTCTTCGGCGGTCAGGACATAGGGGCGCACGTTCTTGACGGTCCAGAAGTTGGGCGGCGCGCACTTCGCAATCCAGCCGACGATCAGCGTCTCCAGCTCGGCGACCTGCTCGTCGCTCACATTCGGGTAGTCCTCCCCGGCATGCTCGCCACCGATGTCATAGGCTGCCTCGCCCATGCTCTCGATCAGCCAGTCGGTATTGAACAGGCTCCCCGGCTCCGGGTGCACAGCGTCGCCGACCCACACCGTGGCACCAGGCTGCAGCTCGTGATCACTGACCAGTTCGGTCAGCGACAGAGCGTTGAAATCCTCTTCGTTGTGAGACCAGCATTCGATGGACTCGGCCGGCGCCGGCTCAGCCTGTGCCGGCGTCTGCTGTGCCGGCCGCGCCGCTTTAATCGCTTCCATCGGCGTCTGGCCGTAGCCGACTTCCTGCGGGCGCTCGTCATCGCCGTAGATCGCAGCGTGGAAGCCGCCTTCGTTCTCAGGCGTGATGCCGATACGCTTCTCGATGATCAGCTGCTCCAGATGGTCGGGCGCCTGCTGTGCCACTGCTGGCGCAGAGGGAGCAGCGGCGAGCATGGCGGCCAGAAACTCGAACGTGAGCGCAGCAGCTGGGCCAATCTCTGGCATGTACCCACACCATTTGCCGTCAGCGCGCGTGATGTGGATCGCGTCGCCCACCTTCTCGACGCTCCAGCCTTCCGGCACCGCTACCTGACCGGCCTCGACACCAGCAGCCAGATCAGCCGCGGCGTGGCGCGCGTCGCGGTGGCCTTCCTTGTACGCCATCATCTCGGACTTGCTGGAGAACATCGAGCGCGTGGCATCGCATGGCAGGCGCATGATCGCGTCGTGCAGATCGGCCGGCGCTACCTGATCGGCTTGTGCCGCGACAGGGGCGGCCGCGTGCATCGCGTCGAACACATCGATGGCAACGTTCCGGCCGATCGGGGCGCCGTGATCGCATTCGATGGCGGCGCCGGCGGCGATCTGGTCGTTCGTCAGGAAGTTGGTGCCGACCTGGGTGCTCTGTTCGTTGTTCATCATTTCTCCTCGTCTTGTCGGTGTGTGCGGCGCGGCGCTGCGGCCGCTGCCAGTTTGTTTTCGGCCTTGGCGCGCAAGGCTTGCTCCATCGTGTGCAGCGCCTGGCAGGCGGCCAGCTGCACGAACAGGTCGCGCGCCATTTGTTCCGGGCACTGGTAGGTGACCCGCAGTTCTTCGAACGTCACGGCCGCGCTCCGTAGAAGACGGCTGCCGCGCGCGCTGCTGCTTCGTCGTCGGCGCGCTGCACTTCGGCCACGATGATCAGGAAGGCCAGCACGAACACCAGTGCCTGGGCGATGCGGCGGATCATTGCGGCAGCCCGGTGAGGATTGCGGTGGTGCACGCGGCGACCCAGGCCAGAACCCAGGCAACATGGCTCCCGACGGCGCGCAGCGGGTGCTCGCTCATGGCAGCTCCTTGAACTCGCAGGCGACAGCGCGCATGTTGGCGATGGCGGCGCCGGCAGCGCGCTGGATGGTGTCCAGCCGGGTGCGTGCCATGGCGACGTGCGCGATCGGCGCGCGCGCCAGATCGTCAACAGGGACGGTGAACAGGATCCGCAGCTCGTAGCGCGCGGCATCGGCCTGGACGTCGAGCAGATGCTCCTTCGTCCGGATCTCGTGCCAGTGCACCGGCAGCGCATTGCGGATGCGGCAGAAATACACCACGCTGGAGCCATCGAAAGGCGTGCCCTCATCGCCCCAGTCCAGCGGGCGGCCGGGCAGGGCTTGGTCGTCGAAGCGGCGCTGCGGAACTTCCGGCGCCGGTGCTTGCGTGCTGGCGGTCATGTTCATTTTTTCGTGTCGTCCGGTTGGGTGGATGGGGTCCTGTCGTCGATCGCTTTCAGGTCGCGGTAGTAGCGCGTGGAGCCGCGGTTGCCGCGATAGGTGCGGATGGCCTGGCGATCCTGCTCCGTCAAGCCTTCACCGCCGGCGCCGAGCGCGCGCCGTGTGCGCCGCCTGGTCATGCCCGCGCCTCGCCGCCCAGGGCTTCGACCAAGTCGGCCAGCAGCTTCGCCAGCTCGCCGGACATCAGGACGAAGTCGTTGTCGAACCGCTCCGCGTCGTTCAGGCTGGCCGCCTCGTTCTCGCGAATCACGTCCAGCGGCTTGACGCCCTTGATCACCAGCTGCTCGGTCAGCACGAAGCTGATGCGGTCGTTCCAAGTCATGGCCAGGCGAGTGCACTGCTTGCCGGCGGCGATGTGGCGGCGCACGTCGTCCGGCTCGAGCGTGTGGGACTTGTAGCCGACCTGGGCCCGGCTCTCGCCGCTGGCGCGCAGGGTTGCGTCTTGGTCGATGGTGAAGCCGTACGGCGCTTCGTCCGCTTCCAGCCAGCCGGTCATCACAGCCACCGGCGAGCGCTGCACGCGCAGCGATTCCAGCGGCATCTTGTCGACCGCCTTCAGCAGCAGCTTTACGACGTCGTCGGCGCGACCCGGGCTCGCGGCGTCAACTACGAGCCAGCCGTTCTTCGGGTCGATCCAGACCCAGGTGCTGTTCGTTACCGAGAACGCGCGCGGCAGCATCTCGTCGGCAGCGCGTTCCTTCAATTCGCGCATTGCTTTCTTCCCCGGCGGGAAACCTTGCTGCTCCTCGAGCGCGGCGGCCATCGCCTTCGCCGTCTCGTTTACCGCCTTCGCCGGCAGGATCTTCTTCTGCGCGGTCAGCTTCAGCAGGAACTGGCCGTTCACGGCATGAACCAGCGGCTCACTGGCGCCGCGCGGCGCCGCCCAGCCCTGGCGCAAGAGTTCATTGCTCGCTGCCGGCGAGAACGCCTGGTGCGCGAGGCATTCGGCCAGGCGCTCCGCGGTCATCGACCACGGGGCAGGGAGGCGGTAGATCTGCAGGTTCTTGAAAAACATCGTGTGTCCTTGTGGTGGGTATCAGTTCGACGCGCCGGCGCCGCCGGTCACCGTCATTTCGCGTTTGCAGTTCTTGCCGCAGCCCTCGGTCCAGGTCGTGACGCCGGCGCAGTTCGTGAAGTACCGGTAGTTGCCGATGTCGTAGAAGCGGTACACCGTGCAGCCGTCCTTGGTGAACAGCGTGTCGACCCTGAACTCGGCATTGACCTGCTGCGAGTTCTCGGCCTTCCGCGCGCACCCGGCGGTGGCGACGACCAGTGCGGCAGCGAAGAGAAAAGCCGCGCGCTTCATGCGGCCACCAGCGTCACGCCAAGGGCGCCGGCGTCGTAGGCCGCGTCGATCAGCGCGTCGCGATCGCCGATGGCGGTGTAGGTGCTGGGCGCCGCGCCGGCGGCGGTGCAGATGGTGATGCGGAAGCGCATGGCGATCTCCTGGGCGTAGTTGTTGGGTGCTTTCAGTGCCAAAGCCCGGTCATGCCGGGCGTGGGGTGTTTCGGGTTCGCGCTTGACGGGATGCCGCCCGCCAAGCGCATGAGCTAGCCGTAATCGAGCTGGCCAGGCCTGTTGATCGAACCTGCCGCCTCTCGGTGACCGTCGGCATACGGCACTGGCGGGAGCCAGTAGAGGCAACGGCAGGCGGTGACTGCGATGAGCATCAGGCGCCTTCCTGTTTGCGGGTCGGCTTGGCGCTGGGACGGCGGCTCGTTTTCGAGCGGGTTGGATTAAGCGCCGCGCGCTCGTCTCGCTGCTCGGTCAGAAGCTGGATGGCGGCGCGCGTGATGGCGGCCATCGTGGCGGCGGCCGGATCCGGGTGGGCGCCGTAGAACTCCGTAACCGCGCGCCGGCTGCTACTGCCGTACGCCGAAACGCTGTGGTCGTCCTGGTCGTGCTTCACGCTCACGCCGCGGCGGATAGCCAGCTCGCCGGCGTCGCGCGGGTTGCGGCGGTAGCGCGGCAGGTCGACCGAGTGCAGGCCGCCGTACATGCCGGCCAGGGCGCCGCGCGGCTTCGCTTGATGCACCGGCGCGTCGAACCAGACAGTGCTCGGCTTCTTGCCGCGCAGGTTCTTGTCCAGGACCGCCAACTCGATTTCTTCGTCGATCGCCTGGCTGATGTATTCGTCGTCCCACCGCTTGCTCATGTAGCTCTCCAATTCCACTGCTCGGGGTTTGCCGAGTTCGCTGCGTTGGAGGTAACTTTAGCCGAAAGCTAAGAAGGGCGCAAGAAATATCTTTAGCCTAAGGCTATTTTCGGTGTTATGATCTGCTTCATCGGTCGAGTTCGACTGGTTGCAGGCCTAGTTGATGCGGCCGAAGTACCGAGCTGACGGCATCAGCCGCTTCACTCGTCGGGAACCGCCGGCAGGGGTGGGGGGATAGGCGTACTGTGGGAATGGTCTGAGATACGCACGCGGGCAGCGAAGTTAGCACCTGCGGACCGGCAAGGCTGACGAGTCGTAGTAGACGGCGTACCGATCTAATACGTAAAGGCTCCGCGTTCAACAGGAAAGCTGAGTCTTCGTCCCAGCCCCCGATAGTACGAGACCCAGACTGGGGTTGAAGTTAGAGGAAGAGCAGATACAGAAGAAGCAGTACCTCTATTCGGTGTTGTTAGTACCTATACAAGGTGCGAAAAGAAAAAAAGGCCGCGAATGGCGAAAAAAATGACCCTGTCGGACTACCTGGCGCAGAGGGGAACGAAGGCGAAGGCGCTGACGCGGGGCGAGGCCACGCTGCTAGGCATCCCGTACCCGCTGCAGGCTGGCTGGCCCAGGCGGTATGGCGCAGTGCAGATAGACGATGGGTTATTCGAGCAATTGGCAGCATGCGCCGAGGCGGCGCGCCGGGCGGCCGAAGAGAAAGCGAAGCGTGTCCAGGCGTGCGCCGCCGGCAAACCAGTAGTTGCACCGCGGCCACCGCAAACCGCCAGCGCACCGGTTGCGCCAAAGGTGGTCTTCGGCTTCGTAGTGCGCAAGGCCCGGCGCTACTGCTCACGTCGGCCGGCTCCCTGTGCGTAAAAAAGCCCGCTCGAGGCGGGCTGGCAAATTGATGCGAGGCTTGAGCTATGCGCTCACCCGCCCCACCGTTTTCGTATCCACATCAGGTTCTCAAAAGTGCGATGGCCATGGGTTTTGCGTGTAGCTTGAATGTAGGGCATTGTGATCGCAGTGAATCGAATGACGATGCCGCGCATCGAATCTTTCATCACATCCTCGTGCAGGTCGCCGTGCTTGATGCCTACTGCCATGAACTCAATGTAATTGAGGATGAAGTCTACAGAATATTGGTCGCCATGCTCTTGGATAAATTTAGCAGGCGCTGGCCGTTCTGGGCTGTAATCACTCAGAATGTCCCTTGCTTTGTGCGCCTCGTCCATATACGTCTTCGACAGTCGGCTTTGAAGAAGTGTATTGATCGAGTGTTGCTTGACTGAGTTTCGCATAGTAACAATTGCATTCACAATCCACCCGGAAACAGCAAAGTAGATCCCGGTCGCCGTCACCCAGTCGGATGGAGTCGCGTGCTCTTTCAGTGTCGGCGCCCAGCTAAAATTATCAAAGTAACCTTTATTAAGCGCGATCATTCCGGCGAAAAGCACAAAGAGTGCAACTAGCATCCAGCGCAACAGTCGACTCGGGTTCAATATCCAGATCTTAAAGCGGCGATACTTTGAGGCGATCCACCACCAAATTGTCTTGACAAATAACTCCATCTTCTGTTGGAAACTATCTTCCTGATTGTCGCCGTCTGGCGACCACGGGCACATCTCTCCATCTTCTATGACGGTATGTTTTTCTACCGTTTCTTGTTTCATTGATATCCCTTTAGGTATAAAAAAGCCCAGCGTTGGCTGGGCTTTTGTCCGCTACTTGCATCGTTATACGATACCAGTTCCTTCATTGCGTGCCATAATATTTCTCCTTTTATGATCGATCGTTAGTTCCTAGATGTGGGTCGCTAGTTCCTAAACAAGTGACCTAGATCACAAAAGTAAACTAGGCACAGGGGTAGTGTACAACGTAACTTTGTAAAAGCATGTGACGGACATCACAATACAACGGATTTTGTTTCCACGTGGAAATTAATTCGCTCTGTCTTAAGCTCCGTCAAGCGTACTTACGCAGGGCATTAAAGGTGGGCCAATCTACCACTGCCACTTATCAATGCTGCATCATAACTAGTCGTACTCGCGCTTCATCTCCTCGCGGCGCTGGCACCGGCACCGATCAGATGATGTCCTTGCCATTGACCGTCAGTGGCTGGATCTTGCAGGTTGAGATGGCGCCAGTGCAACTGGCCAACATAGGCGCCAGCCAATCGGGGCAAGGCCTGCTCATCTCTGCGAAGACGCGCAGCTATCCTGCCACCTATCTTCGAACATTCGGCGCTGCGCCAGCTCATGCAGCTCTTGCTGCGAATAAGCGGGAACGTCTTCGCCCCCTTCGCGCTGCTTGTTCCGCGCCCTCAGCAATTCGGTCTGCACTTCCAGCCTGGTGATCATCTCCTGGGTGCTCTCCTCGTTGAGAAGCCCGGTGCCTTCGACGTAGTTGCTCTGCGGGCCGTACGAGATGTACTTCTTGAACCCGACGTAGCCGCCCATACTGTTCTTGGCGTTCACTTCCCCGCAGAGCACGCCGGCCTTCGTGATGCGCTCATTGCGAGTCTGGGCGCTGGCGGGATCCTTCAGCAGTGCCACCATCGGCGCGCGCGCCTTCGGGATAGCGACCCACTCCCCATACTTCCAGAAGAACACTGCAGCAGCGAGGGCGACCAGGATGGCCAGACCGAGAAGGGCGGTTTTGACTCGATTCATGTTCGGCAACTACTGGCGGCATCTAAGCGTGCCGTTTCGCAAGTTTGATTGGGAATACGAAAGCAGGCCTTCTTTGCCTTGCAATCAAACCCTATTGCGTCACTGCGGGTGGTACGACGGCACGGTATTTTGTCAGCGATGGCATGGGCTGCTCAAGAACGTAATCAAGGCTGTGGCCAGTTGCTTTAAGAACTTTAATCCGAAGACCTTTGAATCCAATAGTTCCTGTACCGTTTGGCTCAAGCTCGTAAGATATATCTTGAGTGAAAGCCGGGCGCGCCAGACCATTTGAAAATTCTCGATACGATATTTTGACTTCTCCTTTAGACATACCCTGATAAAGAACGTCTACGTAGAAGTCATCCTTTCTCTCCACTGTTGTCTCTGTGGTGGCTACATCATATGGAACGTGTTGCGAAAGCATAAAGTAACGGTCATATTGCTCAAAGGTAGAAAAATCGAACACTTGTTTCCGATCGCTATCCACGAGACATCCAACGACATTCGCGTCGCCGAAAAAACCTAACATGCCTGTAGGTCTCGTCATAAAGCAGAGCAAAGGGGTACCATCCCTTCGCATCATCATTTGACCTTCAGAGCCGGCAGGCACGGATAAAACGTATCCATTGTCCATCTTGCTCTCCGCGGCAGTTTTCAAAACCGCCCGGAAGTGTTTCGATACAGTCCGAATCCCTTCTTGGTATAGCGAATCGCCAACTTCCGCCGAAGCTACCGCTCCTATTGCTGGTTTAATAAAGTACTGCCGAATTTCTTCTACCCGCTCAACAGGCGGCGCAATGCGCTGTGGGGCAGCGATGGAAACAATGGGAGCCAAAGCAGCGAGAAAGAGAAATTTACGCATGGGTGGATCGAAGTAGATTCCAATTGATAGGTTCGCGCGAGTATACCTGCTGAGCAATTGCAAAAATCTCACCAATTCTTGCGCCCCCTCTACAAGCGCCCAGTTAGCAGCCGGCCTGGCTGGTACACCACGCGGCCGACCACATTCATCCGCCCACTGCGAACGTTGATCGGGCTGAAGTCCGGGTGGAGGAAGTTCAAGTACCACTGGCCTCCGCGCTGGACCAGCTGTGCCACCACCGCTTCTCCATCCCAGTTCACTGCGTACACCTCTCGGCTCCGCATTCGCGTATCGCCTGTATCGATCACGGCCCAGTCGTCCTTAAACAGCAAAGGTTCGAGGCCACGATCACGCACTTGCAGGCCCCGCAATCGGGCGGGGCTGATGCGTAGCTCATGAACTGCAGCGGTCGGTATTTCGATCGGGGCAGCCTGAGTCAGATCTGGCTCGGCCTCGAAGCCAACTACACCAGCGCGCAGCCTTAGCTTCACGCGCCGCACCGCCGTCCAGCTCGATCTCGCTTCGTCCGCGACGCCCCAAGAGTCGGCGTTCAAGACCGCGAACGACGATAGCGCTTCCGGTGCTCGACCATCACGCCGATGACGCAGAGGTGTTCAATGTCGCTGCGAAGCGTCGGAAAGTCGTCGTTCAGTGGAACCAACTCAAACACCATATTCCCGTTCGCATCCATGCCGCGAGGTCGGTATTTCTTAAAGGTTGCCTGGTCTCCACCGTTCTTCGCGACCACATAGTCGCCGGGATTGGGAGCGAGTTCAGGATCAATGATGACGCGATCGCCTGGGCGGAAGTCCGGCATCATCGACAAGCCGTCCAACTCGAGACTGAAAGCCCAGCGCGACAGGTTCTCGTCATCGACGTATTCGACGGCGAAGCCGGCGCCTGGAGCGTAGGGGGTTTCCATATCCTTCAGCGCCCCGGCTTGCACGGCCGAGATCACAGGAATTGGGCGGCCGCCGAGGCGGGCCGGCGACACGTTCTCATCGAACTTTTTATCCGCCGTTTGGATTCCATGATCTGCGTCAAGCCAGCCAACAGGCTTGGCACAACGAGTTTCAACCAGCCGGCACGAGCTCGCACTCATGCCGCGCGGCTTGCCGGTGCCTGAATTTATTGAGCCGTTGATCCACTGACTGATCTGCGCCTCGGATCTTTCAACTTGGTCGGCCAGCGCCTTCACCGACCCGAGCTCAGCCACGAGTAAGAGCAAGTTCTCCCGGCGAATCTGTTCTGTTGTTTTCATGCAGACATTAAATAGCGAAAGGCTAAAAAAATACATGAGCTAAAGGCTTGTGAATTATTTAGCCTTAGGCTAATATCACCGCATGGACCTCAAAACTTATCTTTCTCAGGAGCGCGGCCGGGCAGCGGCACTGGCAAAGGCCATTGGCGCCCACTCTCCAGATGTAAGCCGCTGGGCCGATGGCACGCGACCAGTGCCTGTTCACTTTGGCGCGCCCATCGAGAAGGCCACCGACTCCGCGGTAACCCGACAAGAGCTGTTTCCGAACGACTGGGCAACCATTTGGCCGGAGCTCGCTCATGCGAACCGGCGCGCCACGGACCTAGTAGTGGATCCGGGCCGTGCTGGACGCAATCCGCCGAGCGCTAAGCAGCTGTTGAGTCTCGCTGCGCCGGCGCCGCCTGAGTGAATTGTTTGAGGCATTCCGTTCTACCCATTCCTGTAACCCGCATCACTAGGAGAAAACCATGAATAACCCGAACGCCAAAACCATCCCCGTCAAGGGCTACCTGTCACCGGACGCTTACCTGGCACTGAAAGGTGTGTTCGAACCGATCGGCCTGTCGATGAGCGCTGCGATTGGCCTGAGTCTGCAGCAGCTGTCGGCATCGATCCGCGAACTCGACCCGGCACATCGTACCCGGAGGAGCGTGGGCGGGCATATGCCTAAACCGGGCCTACAGCGCGGCTGGCCAGTGCCTGGTGCGCGCCGGACCCGCGGTGGCGCCCCCAAGCCTTTCATGCGGGTTTAAGGGGTTTCGGATCTTGGGTGTGTCGGAAAGCGAATAAGAGAAGAGGGCTACATGGACGATCAGAAAGATAAGGACAAGGTGGTGGCGAAGGCGCGCAACTGGGCGTCGAGCCGGCGCGCAAAGGCAGCTGCCACTGGCCCGGCCCGGGAGCGCGCGCAGTCGCGCCACCGGCAGGACGGGAACGAACTGGCTGAAGCAGTGGAGAAGCTCGAAAAGGGCTTCCTCCAGCACGGGTCGACGTAGGTAGCACCCAGGCGGCGGGATGGCGCCGCCACCAATTCACTAGGAGAAGGACCAGATGTGCAACGCAACCCTGCTCGACGAACTGCGCCGTCGCTTCGACATCAAGAGCGACTCGGCGCTGGCCGACGAGCTGGACATCCAGCCGAGCCAGATAAGCAAGCTGCGCGGAGGGAAGCGGCTGACGTCGGGAGTGATCCTGGCAATTCACGAATACCTGGGCGTGCCTGTGAAGGAAATCCGCGAGCTGGCGAAGTAAAGCCCGCTCCCCACCAATACCACGATACCCCGGCGCCAGTCCGCAGGCCTGCGTCGGATCACATGAGGAGAGTAGGTGAATCAAGTAAAGAAGCCATCAGCGCCGAAGCCCACGCCGACGCTGCAGAAATTCAAGACCGACTACAGCGGTAAGAAGATCGAGCCGGTGCTGGTGATCCGCGAGACAGCGGCGTTTGTCTATGTGCCGAACCCGTACGCAACCCGCGATGAGAAGCCGGAGCGACGTGAGGCGAAGTCAGGTGAGTTCGGTCAGTACCACGACACCTGGGATGCCGCGCACGCTTACCTGATGGACAAGGCTAAAGGGAAGGTCGAAGCCGCTCGTCGTCGACTGGAGTTGGCGAACGCCGAGCTCGGGAATATCAAAGGGTTGAAGCCGCCGAAGGAGGGAAGGTGAGCCAGCAGGACCAGGAGCAGCAGCCCGACCCCGTGCCGGCTGAGCCGTGCCACGTGATGAGCCGTAAGAAGTACGAGCAGATGCTCGCAGAGCAGCAGAAGTGAAAAGGCCCGGCTGCAACCGGGCCCCTTAAAGCAAATTCCTTGGAAGGAAACCAAATGTTAGCACAATCAAATCCGCCGGCGGTGCACGCCGGTGAAGATCAGTCTTCGCCCGCGTCCAGCGCACCAGGCCAATACTGGTACACAACCCACCCAGAATACGAGGCTAAGTCCGTGGCCGACCTGGTGGCGAACAACCACCGCGGCGGATTTGAGATGCGCGTTGGCGACGCAGTCTACGTGGCCGAGATCCGCCGCCACGTGCTGACCGATGCAGACCTGAATGCGGCCGCGCGCGCCGTGATCGGCGGTGCCGTATGA